ATGAAGAAGTACCTCGCAGCACTGGGTATTGCAGTCGCATCGATCACCCTGAATGCCACTGCTGAACCAGCCCGTCAGACACTGGTTTCAGGATCTGACAAGCAGAACTTTGGCATTCGCTGCAATCAAGGAGACCGCGTCACCCTGCTAATTGGGGACGCCGCAAAGGACAGTGACGATCGCGCTGCCCGCAACATCGTGATCACTGAAATTAGCAGTGGACGATATATGTTCAGCTACCTTCGGGGGCTCAGTAATCCCTCCATTCCATCCAGCTACATTCCAGCGGCTGACGAATACTGCAGAACAACCGCGCTGTAGCTAGTCATCATCCGCCCCCGCAACCTGCGGGGGCGGCCAACTTCGATTACTGGCAGGAACGGAGCGCCGCGACCAGTTGCACCTCGTAGCCCTTCCGCTGCTCCAGCTCTGCCAGCAGCGCTCGGACCTTGGTCTGAAGGCTATCGCCCTTCTGCAGCGAGCCAGTCGCCCAGGTCGGCACCACCACTTCCGGCGCTCGACACGGTACCGCCACAGGAACCTCAACGCGCACCGTGCGCGGCTCGGGCTCGACCTGGCCGGCGCATCCCGCCAGCGCGACCACCAATACCAAAAGCCACTTCATAGCCTCAACTCCTTGTCGATTAGCGCCTCCGCCACCGCTGCTGGGTCGCCCTCGGCGCGCTCCTGCTGCAGCCGCTGGGCAGCGGCGTAGTGCTGGCCGGCCTGCTGCTGGGCATCGGCGACCGCCTGGGCCGCTTTCGCCTGACGCTGCTCCGCCTGATTCGCCAGCTCGCCGAGCTTGGCGCCCTGGGCCTTGGCCAGTTCCTCGAGGTTGTCGCGGCCAACGGTGCAGGCGGTCAGCTTGTCGCCCTGATCCTTCAGCTGCGGCGCGTATCGCTCAGCACTGAGCCATGTCCCGCCGGCCGCGCCGATGCCCAGCAGCAGCGCGGCGGCGAGCGCCAGAGCTACGGCCTTCCAGCCGCCAGTCACTGGGCAGCCTCCAGCGCTGCGGCGTAGCCGGCCGACCACTTCTTCCGTAGCTCGGCACGCTTGGCGGGAGTCCCCTTGTCATACGCACCAGGGCGCCAGGTGCGCAGGTACAACTCCCAGGCGCCAGACTCATCGCCCAGCTCGGGCAGGCGGGCCGGATCGGTGTACAGCAGCAGGCGCGCCAGGCCGGCGGCCAGGATGTCGTCACGCTCGATGGCCTTCCACACGTCCGGCGCGGCCGGCACTACGCCGCGGCCGACGCACAGGCCGACAGCCAGCTCACGCACGCTCTGGATGCGGTAGTTCAGCAGGCCGGTGATCATGCCGCCGCCCTGCTCTGCCTGCCATAGCGAGCGGGCCGGGCCGGTTGGCCACTGGCGGCGGCGTTGTTCCGGGTCTTCCTGGCGCGTGATCGCCAGCAGCATGAGGATGGCCTGCAGGCTTTCCATTTTTGCAGGCAGCAGCAACAGCGCCGGCTCGATCGCCGAGCGGCGGATATCTCGCAGAGTCATAGAAGCTCCAGAAACGAAAAAGCCCGCGTATTAGCGGGCAGGATTGGGTTTTGCTTTGGTAATCTTGAACCCGCCAAATGGAGGGCTTGCGATGAAGGAACAACGCAGACTGACAGGGCTGCGCGCCCACGTAGAAGGACTATTGAGCGAGGGCTGGCGGATCACCGCGCGGGAACCGCTCGCTCTTCGGCGAGGGAAGGAGCGCCTTCACTATCGACTCGGCATGCTGGTCAGCGCATAGGACGTGCAGCGTTCGGCGCGGTACCGCCGGCAACCTTGAAGACAGCAGCTATCGGCCAAAAGCTGCCAGTAAAAGCCGGCAGCTCGATCGATTGGTCGATATCAGAACTGCCATCAAGAAACCTTGATGACCACCTTTCCAAAGGCTCCTTTGGCCAGGTGCTGATATGCCAGATGCGCCTCCTCAAACCGGTAAACTTTGTCGATTACCGGACGGATTGCGTGCTCGTTCAGGAAGGCATTCATGCGGTCAAAGGAGGCACGAGGCGCTACTGCGATTCCGCGTAGGGTGGTCTGGCGGAAAATGAGCGGCATCAAACTCAGCGTGGTGGTTTGCCCTGTGAGGAAGCCGATCTGCGCGATGCGACCAGCAGCCTTGGTTGCAGCGATTGACTGGTTCAGACCCTCGCCCCCTGCCACGTCCAGCAGGAGATCAACACCCTTGCCATCGGTGAGCTTCAGAACCTCCTCCTCCCAGCGGGGAGAGGTTCGGTAGTTCACGCCAGCCACAACGGCTCCGAGCTTCTTCGCGGCTTCCAGGTTCTCATCGCTGCTAGACGTGACGATGACCTTGGCACCGAGAGCGGTGGCCAGTTGAATGGCGAAAATCGATACGCCACCCGTGCCTTGTACCAATACGGTTTGACCCGGCTGGATCTGACCGTAGTCAACCAGCGAGTACCACGCGGTCAGAGCAGCGATCGGAAGCGTAGAAGCCTCCTCGTCCGACATGTTGTCAGGCGCACGAACAGCGCTTTCTTCATGAATGATCATGTACTCAGCCAGGCCACCCGGAAGTGGCATGCCAAAGCAGTAGAGCGGCTCATTCGGGCCCGGCTCACCATCGATCCAGCGCGAGTACAGGTGCGAGTTAACGCGGTCGCCGACTTTAAAACGGTTTACGCCGTCACCGACTGCAACGACAGTGCCCGCTGCATCGCTTACGGGGATAAGAGGCTTCGGCACCAGGTGCGGTTCGTAGATGCCATCGACGATGGCCTTGTCGCGGTAGTTAAGGGATACAGCCCCGATCTTTACCAGCAGTTCGCCGGCCTTGGGTTCTGGTGTTTTGGTGTCACCCAAAACCAGGTTGTCGAGACCGAAATCTTTCAAGAGCCATGCTTTCATTTGCCTATCTCCAGGTGGGGTGGAAACCATCTGGCGGCATTGTTCAGCACTGGCAGGCCCGGATAAATGCGCACCCAGGCACATGATTGTTATGATTGAAAGCAACAATTGACTAAATTAAGGCGACCATCATGAAATAAAACGATAGGTTGGCGGGGCTCTATGGAAATACTCCAGACCATGCAGGTGTTTGCGCGATTGGCGGAGCTGGGAAGCTTCACCAAGACAGCGGATACCATGCAGATAGGGCGTCCCCAGGTTACTCGGGCGATCCAGGGGCTTGAGAAATCGCTGGGGGTAAGGCTGTTTCAGCGCACCACCAGACAGGTGCGACTCACGTCTGAAGGCGAACAGTTCTACGGTAGGGTAAAAGCGATACTCAGCGATGTCACTGCGGCCACTTCGATGTTCGGGCAATTTGGCAGCGGCCTGCGAGGGCGATTGCGGGTCGACATTCCTACCGCCTTTGCACAGCTTGGATTCATCGAGCAGCTTCGAGATTTCACAGATCTGAATCCTGGCATCGAGCTGACTCTAGGAGTCACCGACAGAGCCGTAGATCTGGTTGCTGAGGGCGTGGACTGCGTACTGCGACTTGGTGAGCTGCCCAGTTCGAGCCTGGTTGCCCGCCGCATTGGCCAAGCCACAATGGTGACCTGCGCATCCCCCCGATACCTACAAGAGCATGGCGAGCCCAAGACACTGAAGGATCTGAGCGCACATCGTGGCGTCACATTCCTATCTGGGCAGAGTCACCGCCCAATGCCTTGGCTGTTTCTTGATAACGGCCAGGACAGAACGTTCGTCAGCCCTCACGGTATTACGGTCAATGAGTCCAATGCTTACGTGGACTGTGGTGTGGCTGGATTCGGCATTTTGCAGGCACCGGGCATCACGCTTGATCGGCACCTGGCTGACGGATCCTTGGTCGAAGTGCTGCGAGCTTACCGTCCACGCCCACGTCCGGTATCGCTGCTGTATCCGAGCCGGTCTCACCTAGCTCCGCAGGTGCATATTTTTGTCGAGTGGATGCACGAGCACTTCCGTCGCCTCTATGGTCGCTGGCTAGAGGAGTAAAAGGAGAGCGAGTCATTACGAACGGCTGCTTCTGGCCGCTTTAGGCCACCTGCGAGCGGCTGCAATGGGTCGGTAGCTGCCGCCCCCTCCCCTAAACCTCTAAGTCGTACTGCGGCAGGTTCGGCGCGTGCCCATCACCTGGCCGGCGCTGACGAAGGCATTCTGTCCGGCCGCCCGAAGGTGCCACGGGCGACCACCTAGCCGCCGTTGTGTACCTCAACCACGCCGGTGCCGGCCGAGACCTCGCCGGCTATCTTGCTGCTGCCGAGCACCGTGACGTGGTACGGGACCTACTCGGGGGGCTGGAGTTGCGGAATGATCACGGTGTTGTCGTAGGAGCGAACGAAGCGGAACACGCTCACGCTGTCGCCGATCTGGAAGGTGTAGGAGTTGTCGCCGGCGTCGGTCGGGGTGCCAGCGGATTCCGGGACGACGTACACCGAGTGGGTTGAGGTGTTGAAGTCCACACCGGGGATGATCTTCAGCGTTTTCTGGGTGGGCGAGCCTTTCACCAGCAGGAGCAGCTCATGCACGTTATCTCCAGCCCCCATGTTGCGCATGGTCAGGGTGTAGGTACTCCCGACGCCGCCAACACTAATCTGCAGGGCTCGCTGTCCCGCTGGCCAGGTGATCGCCGTGGTGTTGCCCGGGGCGAAGTCTTCTGAGTTCAGGGCGTACTCGATGCCGTTGCCACCGCCGCCGGCCGGCGGGTCTCCCGTGAAGATCGGCGCGCCCCAGTCTGCCGCCGAGGCGGTACCAGTAGCCAGATACACCGCCTTGCTGGTGGTGTTCACGAACATGGCGCCGACCGAAGGAGGTACCGTGTCCGGCGCTGCAGTGCCGGTGACCACCACAGAGGCGGCGCCAGTCACCAGCGGCAGCCAGTCGGCCGAGGAACTGGTACCGACAGCGATGTAGGTACGCTTCGCCGTGGTGTTGACGAAATGCGCGCCAACGGCAGGCGGGGCCGTGCTGGGCGCTGCCGTGCCGGTCACGATCGGCAGTGAACCGGTCTGCAGGGGCTGCCCCCAGTCGGACGCAGAGGCCGTCCCGGTAGACACGTAGGTCTTCTTGTTGGTGGTGTCGATGTAGTGCGCGCCCACGGCAGGTGGCACGCTACTTGGGGCGCCCGCCCCGGTGACGATATGTTGGACGTTCGCCATGTCATGCTCCAATCAGATAGTTGTCCTGGCCGTCTACCAGGTAGTTACCGCTGCCATCGATCAATACACCGTCCGGCGCGCTGCCACCCTCAAGGGCGGCGACCCTCGCTTGCAGATCGGTGATAGCGTCCTGTTGCTGGCTGATGAGTGCGGTCTGATCAGCGATGGCATCCTGCTGCTGATCGATCAGGGTCTGCTGGCTGTCGATGATCGATTGCTGCTGGCTGATCAGTTCCGCCTGGTCGGCGATGGCTGCCGATTGGGTGGCCAGCGTGCTGAACAGTCCGCCGAGGGTGCCGGCAGTCATGCTGCAGAACACCCAGGTACCCGCCGGCCAGGTCGCAGCACCGGTCGATTCCTGGGCCCGCTCGATGGTGATGGTTCCGCCCGCTCCCGGCGTGGCCTTCACGATCTCCACGACCGTTTGCTGGCTGGGGTCCAGGGTGCCGACCAGTGTCAGCAGGTAGTGGTCACCGCTCGCCATGGGCAGCTTTGCCGCCGCCTCGGTCGAGATCGGCAGCACGGCGCCGCCGGCCGCCAGCGCGCCCGTGAGCTGGGCGAAGAAGTTATTTACGAAGCGCTGCATGGGTCACATCCAAGTCGAGATGCTGTTTCCGTCACTGGGAGCGGTGTGCTCCCCGGTGATGGGATTGAGCGAGCCGAAGCGCAACGGCCCGAAGATCGAGATCGGCTCATCGAGATCAACGCGCCGTACCTGGTAGGCCTCTCCGCCGGCGACCGGCGCCGCCGGGCCACGGTAGTGCTGGATATACAACTCGTCCGGCTGCACGCGGGCGTAGAGCCCCAGCAGGTTGTTCGAGTAGCGCACCCAGTCGAAGGGCCGCAGCCGAGCCCTGATCAGGCACTGCTGTTGCTGCGTCCAGTCCGTGAAGTCGAACGGCACAGGCGCCCAGGTACCGGCGATTGGGTTGAACTGCCCCGTCACGTCCTCGCCGTTGAGCGTTTCCGTCTGCTCAACGACGCCGGCCTGGTTCTCCCAGCGCTCCGTGTGCACCACCACCTCCTCCATCGTCGTGGCCAGCTCCCCGCCTACCTTGAGGGCCAGCGTGTAGGTGGTGGTGTTCGAGGTGGTGCGGTTGATCGAGGTGGGCGACGGCCCGACGTTGAACGCGGCCGGCGGGTAGTTCCAGGCGTACAGGATCTGGAAGTCCAGCGTGCAGTCCACCGGCTCGCCGGCGGCGTTGAACCAAACCGCCAGAATCTTGCTCTGTACCGCATCTGTCCGCGTGCCCGTCCGCACCGCGTAGCGCGCCAGTTGGCCGTTCACGCCCGCGCCGGCGTACACCGTGCCGGGCGGGTCCGATTCTGCCGGCCGATCCACCACCACCGGATTCTCCGGGTCGTGCGGGTACGGCGGTCCAACGGTCCAGCGGGATTCACGCAGCTCACCGGAATAGGCGTCCACGCCGGTGTAGGTGCCCAGCGTCTGGACCCTGGTGCGCAACACGGTGGCCACCGCGGCGAAGCCGGTCTGGCGGTCGCCGGTGACAGTCACCAGCAGGAACCCCAGCGGGATGGGCCGCACGCCTGGCGCAATGGTGATGTCCGGGTCTTCCATGTAGAGCATCAGCACCGCGCGGGAGCCGTCCGGCGAGATATCCACAGGCGTGTTGTCCCGCTTCACCACCGCGCCGGTAATGACCGGCGTGGACTGCCCGAGGTCTTCCGGCCAGGTGATCGGCATTGACCTGATCACCTTCTTGCCGCCGAGCACGCCAAACAGCGTCGCCGTCTCGCCTTCCAGGTTGATGATCCAGTTGCTGCCGTCCGGCGCGCTGTAGACCCAGCCGCCCAGGTCGCGGTTGTAGAGGTTGAAGTAGCGGCCGCAGAGGATCGACTGATTCCTCCACTCCCGGCCGGCAGCCTGGTCGGCGGCCAGCTCGTCATCGCTGCGCTGCACCGGCGCGATGCCGGGCACCTGGTGCCGGTAGGTTAGCCAGGGCATATCGCCGGGCATGAACACCGTGTTGAGCAGCTGCCCGTTGGGCAGGTGCAGGCCGGCACTGTCGAGCCGGCCGTGCCACGGCCAGCCCCAGACGGGTTCGGTCATAGAGTCCCCTTCGGATTGGCCAGCTGGAACTCCACATCGGCGCCGTTGGCATCGGTCATCCGCAGCGTCTTGATGGCCGGCAGGATCAGCAGGCCATCGCTACTGGTCAGGCCGTCCTCGTAGTAGTCCCGGTCGGGCACCTGGCTGGTCCCCTCGGCCTTGGTCTTCTCCACCAGCGGGCTCGCGATACCTCCGGAGCTGCTGGTGGCCTTCGCCTTGTAGACCGCCCTGCCGACCTGCGCCGGCTTGAGGCCTTTGCGCTCCAGCTCGTTGAGGGTGCCAATCTGCCGCCGCTGGCTCTCCAGAGACTGCAGGTCGCTTACGATCTGCTGCGACTTGCGGGCAGCCGTGATCCCGCCGGCGATCGCGCGGCGTTCATCAGCAAGGGTCATGGCTACAGCTCCAGCAGGTCGTTGGGGATGGCCACCCGGTAGGTGGCAGCCGCCGCGGCGTTGAACTCATCGCGGTGCTCGGCGGGTATTTCCGGAGCGGTCATCTGGTGGCGCCGCGGGAACTCGTCGACCGGTGTGCCGATGTCCACTTCGTCGTAGTTGCCTGAGAAGCCGTCCAGCGTGTCGTCGTAGGTCATCAGGCCCCGGCCGCGCAGCTGGGTCGGCAACTGGATCAGCTCGGGGGCCTCGCCGCTAACCTCGCTGGCCGGCGGCGGGGGGACGATCAGCGCATCCTCGACGTCGCCGCCACCCCGACTGATAGCCAGCGTGATGGTGCTAATTGCCGTCTGCCCCTGCAGGTCGTACTCGTCGATCAGGGAGAAGACCTTACCCTGGGCGCGGATGCGATCTTCCATCAGCACCGTATGCACCAGGTCGATACCGAGCGCCATGGATGTCGGCACCTGCCAGGCGACCTTGTTGCCGCGGTGGGCGCCCAGGATCGTGACCCGAGCCCCCAGCAGCAGACAATTGACCGCCGAGGCGAGCCGGTCATCCTCGCGCAGGTCCACCAAGTAGTCCTCGATTGCATCCTGCACCGCATCCGGCTCAGGCCCGGTGAACTCCGCCGACTCCCAGTCTTTCGCCCGTTCCAGCTCGCTTTCCAGCGACTCCCCGTCGCGGCGCAGCACGGAGCCGGCCTGCGCCACGCTGGCGGGCGCCTCAACGGTGAGCGTGTAGGTCTCGGTGATCGCCTGCGCCCACCGCACGCCGCCAACCACGTCAGCAGCCAACAGCAGGTTGTCGAAGTCATTGCGCCAGGCCTGCGGCGGGTCGCAGTACACACCAGAGAGCGGAACCGTCAGGTACTGCGGATTGGCGAGCAGTTTGTACCCGGCGGAGCTAATCGCCTCCTCCAGCATTTCGATGGTCGGAAGCTCGGTTGAGTTGGCGCGCCAGATGCAGAACCCGTTGTCCACGGACCATCCCAGGATGTCCGGGTGCTGCCAGCTGTAGGCCTGGTGCCGCTCGCGCAACCGGCTGAACCGATAGCTAAAGGTGATTTCCACCTGGTTGATACGGTCGGAGAGCTTGGCCAGGTCCACCGACAAGGAGCCGTCGATGGTGGTGCCGGCAGCGAAGCGCTTCAGCGGTGCCTGGGCGGCCCATGGAGTCAGCCGCAACACGCCGTCGACGGAACGGTCAAGGCTGCCGGCTACAGAAGCCAGACGCTCGGTGGCATAGTCCCAGCGGCTGCGACCTTCCGTGGCCTCGAATACGTCAGCCGTCCAGGCGCCACCCACCAGGGCATCGATGTCCGCGAGCTCCATCGCCTCGATGAGGTCCTGCAGGCGATCGGTCGCCTCGCAAGCCACGATGCGATTTCGCGGGTCGTAGCTGGGCTGCTCCAGCCAGCCAGAGAACCGCTTTTCCTCCAGCCAGCCGCCGGCGTCGGCCTCCCGGTAGAAGATCTCGACGGGCCGTCCGGTCCAGCCAACGACGTCCACGCCAGCATCGGGCAGGTACAGGGAGAACTCGGCAATGGCTGCAGCGCCCTCCTCCCGCTCCACCCGGATGCCGCCAGTGATCTGGGCCGTGACGTCCTCCGCGCCGAGCATGACCCGGCAGGACCAGAGCACAGACTGCGGCGCCGGCACCGGCAGCACCTCGCCCCCCGGAAAGACTCCAGCGGCGTTCAGCGCGAGGGAGTTCAGCGCGGAGCCGTTGATCAGCATTTATAGCTCCTCGCAGGTGATCTGCCAGCCATGCGGCGTGGCTCCGTTGCCTGGGTCCATGTCGCCCTGGGGGCGCTTCGCCGAGACCGTGAACATGGGCATCCACAGCACCTGGTAGAGGCTCGCGCCCGGCACCTCGGCGACCTCTGCTGCGCTGCCGGTCAACGCCACTTCCGCGCCAACCCACTCCTTGCCAACCAGCGCCAGCGCGTAGACAGGAAAGTCCGGCCTTGGCGTGCCGATGATCTGGAAGCTGCGGCCCGCGCTGACGATGCTCAGTTGTTTGGTGCAGCGCAGCTCCAGGGGCTGGGTGTAGTTGAGCCCGTCCAGCCCCGGGGGCATCCAGCCGGAACCGCTGAGCGCGATCGCCGAACGCTGCCAGTGGGTCTGCTGCACGCCCGCACCACTGGTGAGCCGGAGAATTTCCGGGCCGCCCAGCGGCGTGATGGACTGTGCCACCGTGCCGGCATGCAGCACGATGGGCAGGCCGCCCAGCATGACCATGGGTAGAGACATTCAGGTGCTCCAGAAAAGAGAAGCCCCGCAGGTGCGGGGCTTATTTGGGTGACCGGCGATGGCCTTTTTTCATCGCCGCTCGGTGCAGTTCGTCAAACTCACTGCGCGGCGCCTGCATGGTGTAGTCCCTGCCGTCCAGGTGCAGGACGACGGTTCCAAGGTCCTGCCCGCCAGCAGCAGAAACTCCGCTCTCAAGTTGAGGGATCACCGGGGTGGTAAGCCCGCCAACCCATCCGCCTTCGGCATATCCCCGCAGCTGCCCTGCAAGGCTGGAACGAAGGGCGCGCATGGTGTTGGCGAATCCATAGAGCCGAATCCTTTCCAGGAATCCTAGCGCTCCAGGCTCGTTTACCACCCGCTTCGGCTGCACATGCTCGTCGGCGTGGACCAGCCCGACCTCCTGGTACTTCTCACCCGGTCCTGTCCATCCGCCTTCCGCGAAGCCATTACTGGCCCCTTGCGTTGGGAACTGCGAGAACGCAGCTCCATCGGCACTGGCGTAATACTTCGGCACCACCGGTACTTCAATCGGCGTCAGCGAGCTAGCGAACTGGTCGAGCTGTTGCTTCGTATCGGCGACTTTCTCCTGATCAAGCTCTGTAGCGACTTCGACCGCCGGGAACTGGGAGAAGGAATTCTCACCTGTCTCGACATAGGGCTTAACCTTAACCGGCACCTCAGCACCATCACCAAGCTGGGCAGCCTTTTCCTTGACAGCCTCCTTGGTGGTGGAGTCGATGGTCGGCTCGATCGCTGCCGGGACGGATGCTTCAGAGGAAGAGCCTGGACGCGGGAAGGAGATATTTGGCTGCTGCATCCCCACAGCATCCATCTCCGGGGTAGGCCGGAGGTCAAGCACAAGCATCTGGCCCATTTTGTTGGCCAGCGCCTGGATTAGACCGACCACCCGCTCTTGCTCGGCATCGGAGAGATCGAAAGTGATCTTCAGGTCCTTAACCTTTTCCGCCGCCTCCTCTACAGCCGTAATCCGTTCGCGGATCTGGTCGAGGTTGTCCTGAGCCGACTTCATCTTGCTGTCGTCGGCTGCGAGAGCAATCTGCTTTAGCTCCTCGGCAATGCCCTTGAAGCCGTAGGTATTTTGCCCTTGCTCCTGCAGCTCCAGAAGCATATCAAGTGCGGCCTTGGCCTTCGTCTTGGCCTTGTCCAAATCGCCGGCATTGAGCGCTGACTTAGCGTCCACCTTGAGCTGCGTAACATTCCCAAAGCTAGCAGCCCCAGATCCAGCAGGAAGGCTCAGCTTCGAAATCGCGTCGTTGTATTCCTTCTCAGTTTTAAGGCGTTGCTTCCGGGCATCTTCAACCGCTTTCAGCAGCGACTTTTCGTTCTGCACCTGCGCCTTTGAATAGGCCTTAGACGCCGCGAGCTGAGCGGTCTTCGCTGCGGAAATCTCCTGAGTATGGTTCCTCTCGTTTTCCGCATCCTGCTCGCGCAAAGCCTCCATTTCTGCGTTGCTCTTGTCCTCCAGCTCCCACGCTTCCTGAGACTTCTTGGTGATTTCCTGGATCGCCTCAAACCGAGCGCGTTCGTACTGCTCCATCAGCTTCTTGCGATAGTCCTGATAGGCCTTGAGGTTCTTATCGATGTCCTCATCGCTCATCCAGAGATCGAGAACACCAAAGCCACTCTTCGCGGATTGCAGCCTGGAAATCATCTGGTCTACGAGCTGCAGCTCAGTGACGCTGCCAGAGAGCTTCCGGCGGAAATAGTCAATCTCATCTACCGTCCCCACGAACTTAGACGGAAATGCTGCCATCGCCCCGGTAATCTTCAGTAACGCCGCTCCAAAGATGTTCAAGTTAGCAGCGGTTTGCGGGTCAGATACCGTGTCCCCCAACTCCTTCATGGCATTGAGAAGAGGCTTGGTATCGGTCTGACCAAGAGCGAGGGTGATGCGGTCCTTCATCACCTGGAAGCTGCCGCCGACAGTGTCCGGCAGGAGCGCCGCCTCTCGGCTGAGCTGATCCCACTGCGGGAGCAACGCATCCACAATCACGCCGCCAGTCAGCTCTCCGGCAGCAGCCATGTCACGCAGCTCACCAACGCTCACATGGAGGCCGTCCGCCAAGGCGCGAAGCAGGCGCTGGCCGTTCTCGGCAATGGAGTTGAACTCCTCCCCTCGGAGCACGCCGCTTCCGAGCGCTTGCGAGAACTGCAGGATCGTTGAAGATGACTCCTCTGCCGAGGCGCCGCTGATCCGCAGAGACTTCGCCACCACATCGATCATCTTGACCGTATCAGCTTGGCTGCGGCCCAGATCCTTCATCGGGACCGCTAGGCGACCGTATAGCTTCGTCACGCTCTCCAGGCTGGTCCTGTTGTCTTCGGCTACACGCTTGGTCTCGGCCTGAGCAGTGTTGAACTCCTCAGTGGAATCAGTCGACAGCCTGAGCTGGGCGTCCATCGACTTGACCGTGTCGGACGCCTTAGCAATGGCAGCAATCGTTTCCTTGACCGCGTACGCACTGCCGACCGCGCTGGCGACCCCGCCGAGTGCGAAGCCAGCGGCCTGCGCTGGAGACATCCGGCGCTGCTGTTGTGCAAGCGCCTCCATCTCGCGCTTCGTTTCCCTGACTTTCTGAGTCAAAGACTGCTGCGCGACACTCAGTTCCTTGGCGGTAAGGGCGCCACTACTGCGGAGTACCTGGTAGCCGCCCTTCAGCCTGGCGAGCTCACCCTCGAGAGCTCGATACCGGTTGATGCCAAGATCGTTGCGGGCCGCTTCGATAGACTGCTGCCTCGCCGCAACGGTTGCCTTGCGTTGTTCGGCCGCAAGTTGATTGACCGACTCGCGGGCGCGCTGCTGCCGCGCGACAGTCTCCTGAGCGGCGGCCTTCTCTGCATTCGCACCAGCCATGGTTTCCGAACGCAGCTGACGGAGCTTGGCGAGGAGATCGGAGACCTGGCGCTGATAGCTGGCCTGGGCGACGGCGATGTCACGGGCCGATAGAACGCCGGAGTCACGGACAAGGCGGTACTGCTCTCGCAGGTCTACCAGCTTATGTTGCGCCGTTTCAATCTGCTCGACCCCAAAGGTCGAGCGCGCCTGCGAGATGCGCCCGAACGCTACCGCCAGATCATCCCTAACAGATGCATCCGATTTACTCGTCGGGGAGGCCGTAGCTGCACGAAGTTGTCGCAGTTTGGCCAGAGTGGCATCAACGCTACGACGATAGGTGGCTTGCGCCTCAGCAAGCTCCTTTGCCGACAGATCGCCGCTCTGGCTTACAAGGCGGTATTGCTGACGGACATCAACCAAGGCGCGCTGCAAAGTTTCAATTTGGCCAACTCCGAGAGATGAGCGCGCTCGGCTCATCGCAGCGTCTGCGCCAGCCGTGGCGACTCGCTGCTCAAGTTCCGCGCGCAACCTCTCCTGCTCGCTGGCGAGATTGCGAGTGTCAACGCCAGCGGCCTTCAATTCGGCGCGCTGTTCGCGCACCTTGGCTTTTTGGCGATCGAATTCTCGTGTGGTCAATGCAAGCGTGCGCTGTGCGCGTGCGTATTCCTGATTGAGCGCTTTAACCGGCGCCCCTACACGCTCCATTGCCCGCTTGAGATCATCAACATTTTTGCGGGCGGCAAAGTAGGCGGAACTTGCCTTCTTGGCTGCATCCTGAGTTTTCCGGAATGCATCAATATCGCCAATCGGCTTCTCAATTTCCCGGATCAGCTTTTGCCATTCTGACCTGAGCACGCCAGTGCTGCGGGTGGCGCTATCCACATCAACCCCAACGCGGAGCTCGATATCAGTCATGGGTTATTCCTTCAAGCAACGCAAGAAAAGACGCCAGGGGTAGGTAAGAACAGAAGAGTGGCCAAGCCGAATTAGTATGCAGATCGCACTTTCAAGACCGGCTAGCGCTTCGCCCGGAGCTTGCTCAGCCTGTCCTCCATCGCGAAAAAAGTTCTATTCATTTCCTTGCAGTGCTTTACAACCTCCTCAAGCTGAGAAGGAAGGAATTCTTCCAACTGCTCCTCGGAAAGGGTTGTCATTACTGGAAGGTCTCGCATGCGGATTCCGTCCAAAAGAAAATCGCCGATTACGTCGACGTCCTGATCATCCAACGCTTTCAACATAGAGCGAACTTCGGTGACTGTGAGCTCCTTTACCGTGAACTCCATCCCGGCAACCTGCACTACTTTACGGCCTGCAATCTCAGACATTTCTGGCTCCAGAAAACAAAAAACCCGCCTAGGCGGGTTTTTGAAATAATGTATTTACTTACAAAGTCTTCCGACTAAGTAGTCATCAACGCTACCTGGGCTTGGTCTGTATTTTCTGCCCGGCTTCACCGCACCATCGATGCCCTGGTAGAAACTCGATTCTGCATCGAGTGATATACTGCGACTTGCACAGTCAATGTTCTTTCGCTGAAAGACTACGCCTTCTGGAGCATTCCTTTTCAGCTCGACATCGAAATGTCCGGTTGAGCGCGAAGCCTTCTCCAGCAAGAAGTAGGCAACCTCCGGCTCAGCCTTGATATCCAGATATTCGCTATAGCTCGGTTCAGCCTTAACGGGAGCTGCCACTTTCGTAAACGCAGAGTTTAGTTCTCGCAAAATAAATCCAGCAAAAGCGGCAACAAAGCAAAGGATAAAGAATGCTGGAATCGCCGCAATTGCCCATTTGACCATAAGCCGCACAATCGACCAGAACTTCATGTCCACGTCGATGACCACTACAGGCTGAGCACCAGGGAACCTACCCATCACTGTTTTGACCTCGGTCGAGATGGCTTTTCCGCTGGAGGGCTGTCTGCTGCGGGCAAATCCCTCATAATTTATCCCGCATTTAACGCAATCGTGCGGGCTCTTCTGTACCTCTTGCATGGATGGCTCATGACCGCACTTTGGACACTGCATAGAGGGCTCCCTCCCATTTCTCAATGGGAGGGAATGTACCCAGATTGGCGCCCGGCGTCACGGCGCAGCCAGTTCCTTCTTGATGCGGAAGTACTTCGACGTGCCACCGCCCACCTTGGTGTTGTCCTTCAGCACCTTCGCGGTTGCCTGGAAGCCGCCGAAATCGTCGGTGTTGATCCAGTCCATCTGGGTGGCCAGGTTGAGGCGGCACTGGAAGAAGCGGACCTCGATGCGCTTCTGGGTGCCGGCGGCGTTCTCGCCCTCGAAGAGGAACTCGAAAGTCTTGCCGCTGTTGGTCAGCGCCTCGATGACGTCCACCGCGGCCGAGCTGTAGTCAACGCTGACCGTGTACGGCGTGCCGGACGGCGAGGCCTTGATCGCGGTTTCCAGCGCGCCGCCCGAGACAGGCTCGATACCGGAACCGGTCATCACCCAGTCGTCGAACTCATCAAAGTCGGTGGTGCCGGCCTCGTTGCTGACGCCGGTGATGCTCAGCGGCATCTTGTCCAGGGCGATGGTGCCGTCGACCTCAGCGATGTGAATCTCGCCGGTGACGGTGCTGGCCGGGACGTTGGTTGCATCGCCCCACACCAGGGAGGCCAGCACCCAGGTGAAGATCTCGCGGAAGTTGATCGAGAGCGACACGCTGGTGACGCGGTCCAGGCTGTCGTATTCACCGCCCTGCGGGGTGGTGGTATCGGGCAGCGTCAGGGTATTGGTCTCGGTGGTGTGCTGGATGGTCGAAACCAGACCGCACTTCTGGAACGGCAGACCAGAGCCAGCCTCACGCGCCTTCCAGTGGCCGCCGATGACGACCGTTTCTTTATTGATTGCCATGGGCTTGCGCCTCCTTGGGGGTGGTTGCGGCGCGCTCGACCTTGCCCGCTTGCTGCAGGAAGACCTTCTGGCGCTGGGTAACTTCGATCTTGTCGCCGGCCTTGTAGTCGACGCCCTTGTGGGTGTGCGCGCCGGTGAGGACGACCTCGAACTGCTGCACGGGTTTCTCGGAGCTCATGGGTGAGCGTCTCCATGTGATTGGTAGGGTTCAGCCGAGAACGACCCAGAGCAGTAACGGAATCGCCACTACACCCTTGGGCAGTTCGGTATCTGGGAGGAGCTGATTTGAAGATTTGAAGGTGACCTTGTAGGGCCCCCTGTTGCCCCAGGGCTTGACGGTTCCCTCCGGCACCATCAATGCCCGCAGAAGATCAGCAAACACATCGTTGAGAGTGACCAGCGCTTCGTCGGGATCACTCGGATCGGCAAGCGCGATGACCTTACGCCCAAGCTGTACGGCCCACTGGGTCGCCCCCAGCGTAGGTGGTGGTGTCTCGTCTGGCTGAATGACGATCGTCGGATATGCCGCCTCTTCGTCGTCGATTACCTGCTGCGCGAAACCGAAGCGAATGCGCGTGCCGACGTCAGTGAAGTAGCCGTTTGACGGGTGGATTTGCGCAAGACGGTTTCGAAGGGCTAGGTCGGCCTGGTTAAGTGGATTCGCGTTCACAGGTCAGCTCGCTCTAGTTGCCTAAGTACCTCCCGGCGCAATACTCGCTCTCCCTCCGCTCGATAGTCGGGAAGGCGGGTATTGAGGATCTGCGACGGGGACGGGCCGTACAGAACTTCGATTGGCAAGCGATCCTTGCCAGTGCGCCGGGCGATGAGGCCATCGGTCTTGGACGACCCCATCGACGGAACGATGAACGCCCCGGGCAAGTTCTTCTCGACGCCGGCGACATTCACGCGGATACCAGCCCGCACACGCTTTCCCTTTTTGCGGGTGCGATACATCTGCTTGTGTGGGAAGTGGCTTAGCACCAGGCCCCGCTTCAGCGCCCAGATCCGCACAGCGTCCGCGATGCGGCGGGCCTTGGTGAGGCGGACCCGGTCTCGCAGAACTGGCCGCTTGATGTTCACCGTTTCGCCCATCTCCTTGAGGATCTGGGCGCGCAAGGTCTCGCCGGTATCGTTCAACGCCATCAGAGCTGCGCGGTTGATCTTCTTCGGGACCTCATCCAGGCGGCTCAGCTGCTCCTTGAGGCCTGACAGACTGACCTTCACTCCACTCATGTTGGCCTCACCGCCGCGGTGACGATGGTTCCATCGTTGCGGACTTGCTCGAGCACGACCCAGCGCTTGCCGCACACGGTGAAGATGCCTTCTCGGCGGACCTTCTCCAGCTCTTCGGCAAGGACACTGATCTGCGTCTGGTCAATAGAGAGCACGCCCTCCGGCCCCACCCGCTCGACGTCATGCAGCAAGATCAGTTGCAGGTCGTCGACCGGTGCCTGGGTGGAGTCGTGGTAGCGGCCGCGTTCGATTTCGCCGAGGCGGCGCAGGATGTCCCGCGCCGCCCGAGCCTTCAGCTGCCGCCGGTCCATCACTTGGTCAGCTTGATGATCGCCGCCGGCTGGGTGCAGAGGTTCAGCGGGTTCTTCTGCGCCTCCAGTTCTACGCCGCGGTTCATCGGCAGCGGCTCCTGGCGGGAGTACAGCGGGAGGCCCAGGGTGTTGACGGTCTCCATGTAATCCGCCGGGGCGTTGCGGGTGATGAACAGGTCGGCGACGCCCTCCGGCACCAGGTAGGCTTCGTCCGGACCGATGAAGGCCTCAGTGCCGACCTTGCCGCGGTACTCCTCCCACAGCACGTCGGCGAAGAGGAAGCCGCCGCGCACATCATTACGCAGCATCTCGCCTTCGTTGTAACGCTCCCAGGCTTTCACGACCTTGGCGTGATCGGTGAAGTCGTCGAAGAAGCTGGAGCCGCAGAAGGCGCGGTAGCCGGTCACCATCGCGGCGCCCAGCGCATCTTCCGACTTGCGCTTCGCTTCCATGACCTTGCCACGGACGTTGGTACCAGCGGTGGCAAGGCCGAGGGACACGACGGTCTGGTCAATGCCGAACTCGTCGTAGAGGTCGTAGATGACGCTCACGCCGTCGGCATCCAGGATCAGGCCCTTGATCGCGCCGATCCGGTGGAATTCGAGGGTGGTTTCGAGATCGCGACCGAACTTCGCCAGGCGCTGGTTCACCACGTTCTGCACCGCTTCCAGCTCGCTTTCGCTGCCGAAGGCGCGCAGGTTCTGGATGGTGTCGGCGAGCAACGAATCGCCCACCTTCAGATGCGGCACAGTGAAGGAGCGCAGCGAGCGAGCGTCACGCTCTGCCGGCTTCACCGGCTGGCCGCGTTGAGCAACCGGGACGAGGGAAATCTTGCCCTTGTTGTACTCGATGGTGACGGTGGTGGTGGTGACGCCTTCTTCCTGGAACAGGCCCAGCGCGCCGATGCGACCGGGCTGATAGTCCTGCTGGTTGATGGCGGCGGTGAGGGACGCGACGCTGAAAGCGTCGTTGTTGAAGATGTCCATATGGGCCAT